TTCTCGTTCTGTTTTAAGGATATTCTCGGCATAAAGAATATCACCACTATATGGTTGGAATTCTGGATTGGTTTTAGTAATCACAACTCTGGACACACCAGATGTTGCACCAACTAATGGAAGACCAATTGTTATTGTTCCTTGAACCTTACTTATTTGAACTTCATTAGATGTCTGTGCGTTCAAATAACCATAGAAAGTAGCATCACTTGCTGAACTTCCTTGGTAAACATATTCGTCTAAAGTATAACTTGAACCTGCAACTAGCGTTAAATCTGTGGTCTGTGAAATTACAGAATTAGCTGTTGCTTGAGTTACTGCCGATGTATTACCGTATTTATGCGGATTGGCAAGAAGTCCATACTGACGGAAAGAAGTATTTGATGAGATTAAACCACCTTCAGTAGAATCAATTTCACCTATACGAGTAGCTGTCATAATGTTTGAAGCACCCAATTCTTTTGCAGGATTATAGGCGTGACCATATTTGGGTGAAAGAATCACACGAGCTGTTGCATTTGTTCCTGAACCATAAATGAAAGCATTTGCTCTTGAATATCCTGTACCGATTGTGGTAACTGTAATCTTTGATACATTCGCATTGGCTGATGATACACCTGAAGTTGTATTTGAAAGTGTAGCGGATGCAATCACACCTGTTCCGTCACCATCAATATAAACTCTGGTTGAAATCGTAACATTACTTGTATTGCCACCAGAGGCTGTTGTAGCTGTTGATAATGTTAAAACACCCGTTGCGTTTGCAGTATTACTAATATATGTACCAGTTGCAATACCTGTGCCAGAGATTGTCATATTGGCAAGGTTAGCAAGAGCTGTTACATTAAAAATCTGTAAAATAAGAGCAGTATTGGCCAAAGTGAGTGTTGTTTGACCTGAAGTAAAACCATTAACTGCTACATTAGAGGCTTGACGATAATTTGTACCAGCAGCAGTCACAACAATTGAGGTTAATTCACCATCAACCACACCTGTATTGTCAACATTATAATCTAATTGATTTGTTGAAGTTGGTGCTGGAACCCAATCTGTTGTTAAGAACTTGTTTGATGGTTTGACATTATACATGTATTTCCAAATGTAACCATCAGCAGTAGCAATATTACCATTTGAAGTTGAATAATCACCTGTAGGTTCTACTGTTGAATTAGCAGAGGCATTATTAGACATACATTTATATACATTACGCTCTGAAGTAATGATATACATCGGTTTTAAATTTTGCGATGTATTAGCACTTAATAGGTTGTCAATCGTAATAGTATCATCATATTGGCGGAATTTAGTATTGCCTGACCAATTAACTCTAGGAATAACCAATTCAATATCATTAGCAGTTAGTTTCTTGGCTGCATACATGTTATCCCATACATCTTTTTCAGCATCAATTGTGTCCACAATAGAATCTGGTGAAGCTTCATTTGCATACGCAACATGATTGCCTATAAAAATATAGAGAACTGGATCGGTTGCACCCGAATTGTATAAGGCATTACGCCACAGTTTGGCGTTATTATAACCTAGTTTTTTAGTAGTTATTGATGGCATGGTCTTTATTTATGTCAATATAATAAGAGTTTGTGCGCTTGCATTTGAAGTAAATGCAGAAGTAACCGCAAGGTTTGTATTACTTATGATGCTACCAACTGTTCTAATAACGCCATTGATAGACACATTAGAACCAATCGTAAAGATACCTCTTGTATTAGCCACATTGAATTTAGTGTTAGTACCAGTCACATAGATAGAACCGTTTGTAATAGCTACAGTACCTGAAATTGTATTGGCTGAAGTGGTAGAAATTGTAATTGTATTTGAGGTAATAGTTGCAAACTCATTCAAATCAGCATAGTTTATAAAACCAGCTGGGTGCATGAGTTGTTTTAATATAGCCTTATATTTTGCAAATTCTGTAAGTGAAGAAGTTACATATGAATAATCTACATAGTAATCACGACCTTGTAGTTTTCTTTCAGAGGTAGAAAGAATAGAATCTGAAGTTGTCCAACGACCAGGTAGAGTTATATAACCAGCTTCAATCTGTGCGTTTGCAGTAGCTAATCCGTTACCAATACCGGTCAAATCAACCTGTGGAATGTATTCATATCCAGAACCACCACTTAACACCTTGATACTTACAATTTGACCAGGTTGTGTATTACCAATAAATGGTGTTAATGTTTCACCATTACTCATAGTTGATGTAATTTCAATATTAGCATTGACACCAGCGATAGATGATACTGAAACTGTTGGGAAATTACCTTGTGTATAACTTACACCACCAATAGGATAAACTCCATAGCGACCCACTTTTTTACCTGTAGCGGTAGAAGTAAAGTTCACATTGACATTTGCATGAGTTGTGTTTGAAATAGAATTGATATAGCGGCTTTCATTGTTAATAATAATTCTATCACCAACTCTAATATCTGTGCCAAAGTTTGTTCCTGTGCCAATAAGTTGAGATGTATTATTTAAGATATTGGCTGTTCCTGTAATTCTTGATGGTTGAATCTCAATTTGTGTAATTTGACCATTGGCTAATACAGCTTTAACAGCCGCAGCTGCACCACGACCATTTGTTCCTAATGGGTTAGAACCAAAATTGATTTCATCACCAACGGCATATCCTGTTCCGCCATTATTGATTCTAATACGACCTACTGAACCATTTGTTTTAATACTGAATGTATTATTACCAGCTGTATATGTTGCACCAAAAGCATCTAATGTTGGTGAGATGGTTGTATTTGTGTTTGAGAAAAGAACAATAACATTGGTAATTGGACCAAGGTTTGTTAATTCTAATGAAGTAAGTGCATCAGCAAGAACGGTAGCTACATTTTCACCAGCAGGAATAATTGTGCTTGGAAAACCATAGTCAGAGGCAGAAATAAGTGTGTTAGCATAATCTGCAATTACATCATTGTTGACTGTATAAGTATTTGATGTTGAATTAGCTACACCCGTAGCATCAACACCATCAATTGCCAAATCTAATAAAAGAGGTGCAATTCCTGATACAATAATGTCACCGCCATCAGCGAAACCAGCACCACCATAATTAACTACAATAGCATCAATATATCCTTCAACAACATCATCAACAATAGCAGTAGCGTCTTCTTCAGCACCACCGCCCGTAACTGTAACAACATCACCTACATTATAACTTGCACCGCCTTGAATAACATTAATACGATTAACAAAAGAGAATGTATCGGCTTCTAATGTAATAAGAGAATTATCATCAGCAACTATATCTACTTGAACTAATTCTCCTTGTTCAAATGAACCAAGAAGTGTTTTTTCATTGATGAATAATTCAAATGGGAAACCAAGGTTTAATTGGTCGGTAATAATTCTTTTTGTGGCTTTTTCAATTAGTGCTGTTGCACCAGAAGTTACACCAGTTACTTTACGATTATTCAGTAATTCAATATTGAAATCAGAATATACAACCTTAACTTCTGAATTAGCTGCAGGTGCAGTATAGAATATAAGTTTTTTGGTTTCTTTACGGAAATAATAATCAGTTAGTTCTGTTTTTAATACATCATTTACATAAACTGAAATATCACCGTCAGTTGGTTGTTGTGCTAGTAAAAATGTGGTGTTACCTGAAGCAACAGCATTAACAGATGTGTTACCTCTCGCTGTGTAAAGACTTCGTATATCTGTTTCAATACGAAGAACATTGTCAATTGTCCATTTACCATCAGATGCTCTTAAAACATTGTTTTTTGGTAGAAGAACTTCAACTTCATCATTGAAGAGCATCCTGAATAATAACTTAAATGCACCCTCTGAACCTTTTGACAAATATAAAGGTAAAACATTTTTAATAAGAAATGCTTTATCTACTTGAACATCTCTAGGTATAAGTGTAGCGTAGCTATTAAAGAAACTTGTTTCAAAATCATCAATAGAAGAATCAACATCAGAAAGATATTTTAAATCTTTTGCTTTGGCTGTTAAATCATTGAGTTGAGTGCCTTGTTGTGTTTCAAGGTATTCATAATAGGCTTCTAGGAATGTTACAAATAGAGGATATTCTTCCCGAATAAATTCAGGAACTTGACGATTAACAAGTAATGAGGTTTTTAAATCAGACATTAAATAGCTTCAAGTGTTGTTACGATAGATGTTGGGTCTTCTTCATCAACCGTAATAATTGTATTACGAACTGATTGTATAATTCCTTTTTCTGCTTCAATTGACAAACGAATGAGTCCGTCAGAAGTAACTACCGAACGAATATTAATATCATTGATTGTTACAATGCCACTATCATAATCAATCGCACCAGCTGTAGAATCAACAACTTGTCGTTCAGCATTTGTGTCATAATAGATTGTTCTTAATGCACCAGTTCTTGCATCAATGACAGCTGTAGCTGTTGCACCATACCCATTACCACCAGATATTGTAACAATAGCACGAGTATAATCAATGCCACGATTTGTGACTTCAATACTTTGAATTGAACCGTTGACAACTGTAGCGGTCGCAGTAGCACCAACACCATCACCTGTAATTGTAACAGTAGGTGCAGTTGTATAACCTGTACCTGGATTTGAAATAGAAATTGAAGATATGCCTGAATAGGATTGTGGTATTTCTTCAAATGTAACCGTTCTTGCAATACCATTAGAATCATTTACAACAAATTCAGATGAAACTAACTTGTTTGAAATAGTACCACGATGTAAAGGCACATTAAAGTTAATTGTATAAGCTTGACTAGAATTAAGTGAAGGTTCAAATCGTTTTTGAACACGAACAACGGTTTCTGAACCAAGAATAGAGTTCATATCTGTTTCATCAACATCGTCTTGTAATTTAGATAAAATAAAACGAGCACCAAATTTATTCAATTCACGGTCACGATATCCTAAAATAGCATCACGAATTATTTGTTTAATTGCAGTTTCTGAGCTTGTAGTTTTCTTACTATCATATTGAACAGAATTTTCAATAATAAGATAAAGATATTCTGGATCCAATATTTCAGTTTGAACAGCTACAATAGATTTAGGTGAAATGATTTCATCAATAATTCTTTGTTTTTCTGTTTCTGAAATAAAATAATTATTAGTTGGTTTAAGTGACACAAATACTTTACCGTAAACGGGCGGTGTGTTTTCTTCTCCACCCCACACAGAAACAGAATCAAGGTTTGGATAGTTGTTTAGAATATATGATTCATAATCTTTGAATGTCACTAAACGATTTTGTGTTGAGAATTGAGCTGCAGCTGAAAACTTAATATCATCCACAGATTCTCTTGCTGAACCACCAGACGCTGCACTTATTGGATTAATAGTAAAATCTGTAAGTGAGTTATTCAATGAATCTACAACTGAAGCTGTTGCTACAAAGTTATTTGCTTTGTTTGCAGCTTCTCCGTTTGTAAGAAGATATGTTGCAGTTACTACTGAACCGTCTGCTAGTGATTTACCAACAACATCGTTACCAAAATAAATTTGATATTTGCCATTGCGCTCTTCTTGCAAGAAAAATACTTCAGATGTAGCATCAATGTCTAATATTTCTGTTACTTTATTATAAACTGTGGTAGCTGTGTTACCTGCGTTTGGAGTTACAGTTACTTTTAGTGTAGTTGTATCAATATTATCATCAGGTAGTGTAAATATTTGTTTTGGATTTGATGACTGATTATGAGTAAAATTATAAGATACTAATTGACCTTCATAAATTTCAAGGTTTTCAAATACAAACTCTGTGTTTGATTTTGTTACAGTTACATCATCTAATACCACAAAGTTATATGATTTAGAATCAATTTGATTTGATAAAAATGAAAAGCCTTCATTTAAGGTCATTGTAGCTGAAGTGGTTGTATTTGATTCTACGGTAAAATCAATAATTGCTACTGGCGCTCTAGCTGAATGAGGTACATAATTTAGAGTTTTAGCATGTGATACCGCTGAATCTCTTAATAATGCTGTATCAAGAAAAGCCTCATTCGCAACCATGTTAAGATAATAAGCGTTATAATGAGTATTATAAGCCAATAAATCAATTAACACAGAAAGACCAGAACCTTCAAAGTCATAGTCAGTAAATTCTGCTTGTTGATTTAGAAATGTTTTTAAGTTTGATTTGATTGTATCAAAATCAAGTTCGGTAATTCTTAAACGGTCTACCATTTTTATCTAATCCGCTCTAGGAAAAAGTTAATCGTAATTGGGCTTGGATTGTTAATCACAAAAAATTCTAGTTCTACTTTGAAACCATTATTATCAGGATCAGGTAAAACATTAACTTTGAATATTTGAACACGAGGTTCAAAGTTAGTTATAGTTTCAACTATCTCTCTTTCAATTTGAGAAGCTGTAACCGCATCTACATTTTCAAATAAAAGACGGCGTATATTACTGCCAATCTCTGGTTGAAATGGTCGTTCATAATGGTTGGTTAAAACCAAGTTTTTAACCGCATTAATAATTGCATATTCGTTCTTATGCGTATTGATGTCTTTCTTAACAGGATGAATAGTGAAATTCAAATCCAAATCTTTGAAAGACCTTGCGTTATCTATATCTACTGTAGCCATGTTCTATTTATTCTACCTCGGAAGCGGAATTAACATCCGAGCAATCTGTTCCGCCGGTTCTTGTATCAGCTGGACATGAATAATCTGTTTTACCAGATTGTCTTCTTTCATAGAAATTACCACCAATCCAACGG